CATCAATGACACAGACACAAGCACCGCAAAATAAATCATCAAAAAAAACATCAGGAGGAACTGCAACAACAACAGAGGCATCGCAGTTACAAAAGAAGCAACAGTCGTCTGCAGCAATCAAAAAAAAGACGGCACATCAGAATCCTCAATACAAACGTAACTTCAAGAATGATGGAGGGGGTGATGATGACGATGAAAAATATAAAAGTAGTGGAAGTGGTGAGGAGGAAGAAGATAATCAGAGTGATGGTGGTGGTGGTGGTGGTGCTGTTGAAAATGATAATTCTGAAAGTATTGAAAACACCACAGTGCAGCCGCCAACAAAAAAAAAATATAAAACTTCACCTGCATTAGACGAGGTCGAGTATGCAAAACTTCTTGCTGAATTGTTTCCTTCCACATATTCAAAGCAAAAGGTGACAAATCTTGAATCGAAAAATAAAAAATTGACACCATCATTGTTGTCATCATCTTCTTCGTCGTTGTTGTCATATAAACAAAATCAAAATGATAGAAATGAAAAAGAAAATTGTAAAATGTCAGTTTCAAAACGAAAAAAAATGGATTCTGGAGTTGAAATTGCGACATCATCATCACATGTGAAAGAGGGTGGATATGCGAGAGGTGGAGGAGGTGGAGGAGATATGTTGGAGACGTCTGTAAAGTCTTCTTCGTCTTCCGTTGCTTCAAATTCGAATGTTGTAGGAGGGAATTATAATATTGTTATCAATATCAAAGAGCCATTTGACACTTTAGATGAAGAAGATGATTACACGTCGGACATGGATGATTCTGTGTACGATGATGATTCGGCGTCTTCAAATGAGTCATCTTCGGATGACAGTGACGAAACGTACAACGACGATGACAATACTAGTGATGAAGATGAAGATGATGACAGCAGCGATACTGAAAAAAATAGTGATGATGAAGATGAAGATGAAGATAATGATGATTCTGAAAAGAGTGAAGATTCTGTCAAGGGTGGATTTGAAAAATGCAATCTCAAAATTAGAGGTGAGTCTGTTGTGGCTGCGGCGAACAACGGTAAGGGTTCAGATAAGAATAAAAAACGATTGAAAAAGGAAGAAAATGTTGAATGTGATGATGGTGGTTGGAATTCAGATGACGAGACAACGATTCAGGAAATAAAGAAGATCATGGAGAACATGCTTGCGGTTGACAAGAATAACAAGGTTGCGATGACGACCTTGGCGCAGATGATTGAAAAGGAGAAAAAAATCAAAGATGCGAGAAAAGAGAGAAATCGTAAATTGATGAGGAAAAATGTGAGAAAATTTGGTCGTCTGTTGCACAAGAAGAATTCTGCGAATGACTTGAAGTATTTTAAGAAACATTTATCTAGCGAGAAACAGATGAGTGTGTTGACCGAACTGGAGGAGTTGAATAAGATGATGCTTGTTGAGAAACCATACAGGTTGACACTACTTGAGTCAAACATTCCAAAACAGTTCAAGGCGATTGCGTTGAAGCGCATACAGAATTTGCGATACATGGACCCGGGAGCCGGAGAGTATTACAAGGTAAAGAATTGGGTAGACACGTTCATGACAATTCCATTTGGAGTGTATAAGACGTTGCCGATTACGATTGATGTTGGTGTGGAGCGCTGTCATGAATTCATGGAGTCGGCCAAAGATCTTTTGGATTCAGCTGTTTATGGATTGAACGATGCGAAAATGCAAATTATGCAAATGGTGGGTCAGTGGATTTCAAATCCGTCGGCGATGGGTTCTGCGATTGCAATCAAGGGTCCTCCGGGAACCGGTAAAACAACGCTTGTAAAAGAAGGAATCAGCAAAATTTTGGGAAGAGATTTTGCGTTTATTGCGCTAGGCGGAGCAACAGACAGCAGTTTCCTTGAGGGTCATTCGTATACATATGAGGGCAGCACATGGGGAAAAGTGGTTGACATATTGATTCGTTGCAAGTCGATGAATCCGGTAATCTTCTTTGACGAGTTGGACAAGTTGAGCGATACTCCAAAGGGCGAAGAGATTGCCGGTATTTTGACACATTTGACAGACACATCTCAGAATACTTTGTTTCATGACAAATACTTTTCAGAAATAAATTTTGATTTGAGCAAGTGTTTGTTTATTTTCAGCTACAATGATGAGACCAGAGTCAATCCAATTCTCCTTGACAGGATGTATCGTATTCACACGAATGGCTACACTAAAAAGGACAAGACGCAAATCGCTCAAAAGTATTTGATTCCCAAGATTCAGACTGAGGTTGCGTTCAAGCCAGACCAGATTATTATTCCAAGCGAGACAATTGAGTACATTGTGGAGCATCATACGAACAAGGAGGATGGTGTGAGAAATTTGAAGCGTTGTTTAGAGATTATTTATACCAAGCTGAATTTGTATCGTTTGATGAAGCCTGGAACAAGGTTGTTTGACAAGGATGCGACATCGATTGAGGTTTCATTTCCGTTTACGGTTACGAATAGCATTGTCGACATTATGATAAAGAAGACAGAGTCGACATATCCAACATTCATGTATACGTAGATAGGTAAGATAATGTGGGGTGTGTCTCTATAACACACAACACACAATACAATTATAAATTGTTTAATTATTTTTTATAATTAAATAATTCACTACAAGTTTAATTTTTTTTTAATTTTAGCATGTGCAGTTCTCGCTGTATGCGATTCCCCACTTGATTGATTTTGTATTAAAGTTTGGATTGTTTACAACTTGAGGGCTGTTCGGATTGGGGTGAGTTCGCAGAACGGATTTTCCTTTCAAACGGGCCAAGTAGCGATCATACGAACCATGTTTCATATCAACGCCTTTACTTGCGGCAGACATACTTCCGGGACGCATTCTTGTCAGCGAGGATTTGGTTGAATTGCCGTGTGACGGCACATTTCTTTTCACAACACCTGGAACTGCGCGGTCGCTCATTTGGTTCCAGTTTACATCTGCGAATTTACTTTTTGGTGGGGTATAAACGTTAAGTGCCGATTTGTTCATAGTGTATTCGGAGGACGGCACACGCACCGTATTTTCGATTCGTTTAACGTTATATTTATTATTTATAATGCTAAAATGTGGTCCATTATATAAAATGTTGCTGGGATAAGCGCCGCAACTTCTGCATCCAACAGGTTTTACAGTTGACATTTTGTGTTGTTATGGAATATTATGTATGAATGAATAAATGTACGTTGTTATAATACTATGTTATTTATATTTTTTTAATTTATTTAATTGGTTATTTTTCATTTAATTTGACTATTTGCTAAATAAACAAATTAAATCATTAGTAATAAAATGATTCAAACCGGTCCAAATCGGTCAAAAATTAAAATTCAGTGGGACCCAGCGTACGATTGCCTCCACGCTGGTTGATATAGTCCACCTGGGCTTGACTCAAACAAGCGCAGCCCATGCTGTCGGAATACGTAGACGGGCAGCACTCTGGTTTGAATTTGTTATCGGCAAAAAAGAAAAGTTCTCCTTCCGGCAACGGAACGGGCGTTCCAACGTTGTCTTTGTAAGTATTCAGTCTATTTTTATTTCCCATTCCGGATGCATAGCGTTTTGCCGTTTCAACCCACCCCATCGTGTAAGAGTCATCAATGTGAAGGTCATTATTGCTTAAATTTTTGAATCCTTCTGTTGTTTTTTTCTTATTTTTATCATTATGAGAAGTGGCGGCAGCGGCGGTGGAGGTTGTCATCCCTTCCATTAAACTGTATTGAAAACAGTCACAAAAAAGAGTTAATCCCATTATCATGCCAATAATAACGCATGCGACTACAATTTCAATCCGCACATCATAACCAAATAATTTGATTTCCATTTATTATATTTTTTTTTACTTTATACATATGTCAAAGATAAAAATAATTGAATAATTTGTAGTCTTATTCATAAATAATTCCTAAAATATAAAATACTCAAATATATCAATATTCAAACAAATGTTCAAAATAAAAATGTTCAAGTCAAATATTCAAATGCGGCGTAATGCGGCGTAATGCGGCGTATGTTTGTTTAATATTTAACTTGGAACACTTGGAATACTTTTAGATGAGTGCACATTAAGTATTCGATTTGAAAATCCGATAAGGTAACCCATAGGAATGGAGATTGCGATAAAGAATACGATTCCAGCAGCCGCCAATATGTCTCCTACAATTGGTATAAAAAACAGTAATATAATCGCTGCGGCCATTGCAATTAAAATAACAATTATAATTTCGAGTATTGAACCAATAAGACTTTTTATTGCTAAATATATTCCAAATAATGTATATATTACTGCTGTTAAGATTCCGTTTGATTTTCCAACCATTGACTTGACTGTAATTATTGTTTCGATTAATGGTGTCATTATATTCAATATTCTTGACATAATATTTGACGTAATGTCTGAAATGGAGTTGCGTATTTTATTGACGATTTCGCGCATGTCGTTTACAATTTTTAGTATTTCGCCAACGGTTGCAGTTATAATGCTAACTGTATAATGAACGGGAATGAGTGCCATTTCGGAAATATCTGTTAATATGTTTTGAGTGCATTCTGCAAAATTTTTTTCAGTATATTCTAGTTTTGACATATTGTCTGGTGCATTTATCATTCCGGCAAACGGCATAATGTTTGGTTTACATTTTTGATTTATCCAATCTGCTCTTATTTTTTTTATATTTATTTTTATGTGTATAAATGTAACTAGCAATATAAATGAAATGCATATGACAATGGCGGTGAACACGTAACTGCCATATCTCTCTAGAAATGTTTGACTATCGTACATTTCCATAATTTTATCTGTAATGTTAAAGTTGATATTCATTTTTCTTTCTTAATAATAAATTTTTATTTATTATGGTTTACTTTTATTATATACATACAAAAATATATAAGAATTCATATTAAAAAATAAACTTTTAATAATACATGTGTATTGTGTGCGTGCGTACATTTTTTCGTCATGAAAATTTTGAGTTTTGATGTGGGAATAAAAAATCTAGCATACTGCTTATTTTCAATAAACAATTGTAATGACAAAATGTTGAAAATATTAAAATGGGATGTTATAAATTTGTGTGAGTCCCAATCAAAATCCGCTGATATTTTTTCAAAAAAAAAATATCGGTGTTCACTATGTAAAAAAAATGCTTATTATTGTTTGAAGACACTCCTCCACACGACTGCAAATGAAGGTGTGGAAGAAGTGGTATATTGCAAAAAACATGCAACTGAAACGAAACTAACCATTTATGACTATTGTTCTGGTAACAAATCTAAATCAAAAGACGTTTCAAAAAAGGTATATCCTCATTTGAAGTTGATAGTTACAACACCTC